GTCACATCAGATCCGGATCAGATCACTCGTTGAACGGGTTGCCCGGATCGTTGTAGAAGGTGAAGGTACCGGTCGTGTTGAGCGCGGTGCCTGCACTGTTCTGGAACAGGTTCGGCATGTCGATCGAAGCGCCCGACAGCAGGATGCTACCGATGCCCTTGATGTTGCCGAAGCCCATGCCGACTTCTTCCCACGCCTCGAACTCGATGAAGCGACCGCGCTTGTCGATGAAGAAGCGCGTGCCCTCGAGCAGGAGGAAGCGACCGAGGAACTCGGGAGCCGGGAACGAGAACATCTGACCGGGCTGGACGATGTTCGGGTTGTCGCGGACCGTGGTGACGAAGGTGTACCCACCGACAGTGGTGTACTTGTAACCGTCACGCGTGATCTCGCTGGTGATCTCGAGGCCAGCCTCGGTATCAGACCATGCGATCGTGTCAGTCCAGTCGACCTCGTGCAGGAGGAAGACACGGCCCTTCATCTCGCGAGCGGGCTGGACCTTCATGAGGTCACGCAGCACGTTGCGGTCGAACTCCGTAGCCGTGGAGGTCAGGAAGTTCGAGAAGACCGCGTTCGCCGGGTTGTAGTTCGGGTGCGTGGCGTCGAAGTCCGCATCCCAACCGTGCGTGGCCGGAGCGCCGGCACTCGGGCTCAGGGCACCACCGTCACCGACAGCACCGGAGGTACCGGCGTTAGCGACGTTACGGGTGTAGATGTAGGAGGCGAAGGAGTACTTCGAGTTGAAGTTCTTGCCAGTCGCCTGGGCCATATCGTCACCCTCGTGGGTGACGGTCCCGCGATCGACCAGGGTGTTCATGCGACGGCGGGTCGCGAGGAACACAGCAGTCCGGACGTGATCCATGAAGATCTTGTCCTCTTGCTCCTGGATGTCCTTGACGGTGTTCTGCTCGAGAACCTTCGTCAGGGGCATGCGGTAGGAGCGAAGTTCGGACTCGCTCTTCTGGAACTTGTCGGAGCTGATCGTGGTGAAGCGGATCTCGTACCGCTTCGCCTCGATGTAGGTCTTCGACGGCTCGCCACGCATGTTGATCTGCATGGCCAGCGAATCGGGCTCGATGTCGTCGATGTACGACAGGCCCTCATCGGTCGTGTTGCGGGTGAGCTCTGCGGTGGTGACTACCTGCGGGGGAAGCACACGACGAGCGAAGCTGTTTTCACGGAGCTTGTCCTGGATGTAGGAGCCCGTGACCTCAGCGGTCTTCTCGAGTGCGTCTCCGCCACGGTTGATCGCCTCACCGAAGAGAGAGTTGAACTCATCCGCGTTAAGCTGGAAATCGCTCATCTGTCTTGAGTGGTGGTCAGTTGTGGAAGGAGGGTGTCAGTTCAGATCAGGCGAGCGCCGGAGCCGTGAACGGACGTGAGTGGAAGTCGAAGAACGCGTAACCACCCTCGACACGCGTGATGGTGCCGTAGTAGTAGTCGCCTGCGTTGTACGCCTCGGCATCGAACTTGCCGCTGGTGGCGATGAACACGCCCTGACCAACGGTCGGAAGCACGGCGTCGTTCCAGGAGCCCGCCGGGAGGCCGATCTCGAAAGCACCCGAACCCTGGATGCCGGTCAGACCGCCACCTTGGATCGAACGCGTCGGAGCGCCGGCATCAGTCGGGTCCGTCTGGCTGAACTGGATGTCCGTGCGACCGGAGTCGACGAAGTTGACCAGAACGCGGATGTCCGGGGCGGTAGCACCAGAGGCGGTACCGGTGGGAGCAGCTGCGTAGCCAGTGGAGGCAACGACGAAGGGTTCACCTTCGGCGATGTCGAACGAGCCGTCGTACTTGACGGCCTGCAGGTTGACGCTGGTGAGCTTCGCGTTGAGCGCGACCGTGCTCTGCGTCTTGCGAATTTCGCTAGTAGCCATGGTTTGTTACTCGGGGTTGAGTGCTGTCCGAAGTCCAGTGATCAGCCGGGCTTCGGCCGATGCACCAGACGCAGAGTCACCAGTACCAGTGTGGTCCAGTGCTCCGACGTCTGCTGAACCGAATCCGAGAGCAGCGGCCTGCTTGACGAGAGCGATGCTCTCGGGGTTGGTGCGGTATTCCGCAACCTTCTCTGTCATGTCCGCAGGATCAACCAATCCGTCCTCCACGAGCGCCATAACGCCGCGATAAACCTCCAGATCTTGCTGAAGGGCCGCAACCTCGGCTCGGGCGCTATCGCGCTCAGCAGCCTGCTTGCACAGAGCGTCACGAAGACTCTCCAGCAGGTCGATTCGGACTTGGACGGTCTTACCCACGTTCAGGTGGCTTTGGAGAGGAGGTCGATTGCAAGCGCGAGCTTGGCTACGCCGGTACGGCTCGACTCGGTCGAAGCCGCCTGCTTTGCCAAAGTCTCGTCGATCTCGCGGGTGAGCTCCTCTTCTTGTTCCGCTGAGGAAGGCTCAGCCTCGATAGGGGCTTTGCCTGCCTCAACGGCAACCTTGAGAAGCTCGTCTAGGGAAGAGAACTGCATCGCTCAGTAGAGCGTCAGCGGCTCTCTTCGTCTTCGCCCAGGATCTCAGCAGTCAGCTGCGCCAGGTGGCGACCGAAAGCCTCTTGCTCGTCCTCGGCAATCTTCTCGAGATCGTCGACGGTGACACCAAGCTCAGCGAGGCGCTGACCGAGGACGCGACCCAGGCCGATGACCTGTTCCGCCGCCTCTTTGTTGAGCTCTTCGTCGCCGAAGTCGGGGCCTTCTTCTACGTCTTCGTAGTAGCCCTCTTCGCTGGCCTCTTTGACCTGCTCGTCGTCCTCGAAGGAGGCTTCGACAAGGTCAACGGCCAGAGAGAACTGCTCCGAGCGCGACAGGTCGGACGAAAGCGAGCCTTCCTCCATGGCCTGCTTGACGATATCGGTAGCCTCCGACAGGCGAGCAATGCGATTCTCATCGCCGGCCCAGGCTTCTTCGACTGCGGCGATCTTGGCCAGCAGCTCTTCTTCGACTTGAGCTTCGCGGCGCTCAGCCAGGTAGTTACTGAATGAGGTCATTGGTTCAGTGCGCTTGAGGTTGCGGCGGACAGTAGATCAGGCGCCCGCTTTGGGGAGGTTCCGCTGCGGGTTGACGACCGGTGCCGGGTTGCCCGAGATCGCGCCGTCTTCTTCAGCACGAACGCTGGTATCGTCGCCCGGTGCGTGGGCTTCGCCCTTGAGCAGACCGATCTTCTTCGCCGTAGCGTGGACCGGACCCTCCGGGATGGCGATACCGCGACCGCCAGCCGGAACGCCAGCAGCGAGCTTCTCGATCATGTGCGAAACAGCAGCTTCGCCAAACTCACGACCTGCGGCCTGTAGGTCCTCCGCGAGTTTGTCCATGGTGTCTTCGTCAGCGGTGGTCGCTTCGGTAGCCGCGTCCGAACCTTCCGAGGCGGTCTTCTCGACCTCGTCAGCTTCAGCTGCGAACCGCTTGAACAGGTCTTCGATGTTCTGTGACATGGTTGGTTCAGATTGCGGTTGCCAGGAATGGCATCCAGTTGGGAACCGAGCTCGATGCTCGGGGTACAGTGAAAGCTGCGTCTACGCCGTTTCGCTGCAACGCGAAGCGGATGATCGGGTCTCTCTCCTGTAGCGCAGCAAACTTCTCCAAGTCTATCTGACGCAGCAGGTTACGGTACCGATCGTGCCCGTAGGCAGACGCAGTTTTTACTAGGGCGAAATGAGAGAGCTGGCTCGCGGTGCGCCTGGTGAAGTACGGATCGAACATCGACCGCTTCTCCAGATGCG